GTAAAATAAACGTTCATAGAAAATCTCGGCTCAACCATAGGGTAACTAGCCTCCAACACACATTTTCCAGTAGTTACAGGTATATTATCAGAAGAAGAGCTTTCTATAATATAACTAATTTTTTCCTCCTTATATTCACTTTTAAACTCAGATTTAGTCCTTCTTTGTGTTTCGGGATGATCCACAAAGCTTGGCCCGTACAACTCCAAAGTTGGATACAAGTCAGCATTACTAGTGCCATCAGAAGGGCTAACCCCTACAGCTTTTATAAATCTTCTTTCCAACGAGCCATCAGACATATAAAAAGCAACGCTTCTTCCCTTTGATGAATAATTTTCTTGCCGCGAAGAATTAGTCTTCATTGACCCCATATTAAATTCGTCAAGAAACTCACCCATATCCAATGGTTCGCCAGCGCTATTTAAAATCATAATAATAAATGACTCATTACTAATGCTATTAAAATCACCATAACCCACCCTTTCGGCGTAACTTTTTTCTTGAGCTATTACTCCGGTCTTTTGGCCGGAATTAGAATTGGCAGTTACAAATTTCCTAACAGGCCTTTCCAAAGGGAAACCAGTTTCAACAAGTTCGTCGCAAAATTTAGCTACTGAGTATAAATTCCAAATATCAATTTCCTTTTCAGTAAAACCATGCTTACCCAATCCGAACCTTTGATTCATTAACATGTCCATTAAAATCCACGCAGGATTATCGGTCCATTCTAAAGAAGACTCGGGTATCCTCCAGTAAGATCCGCTACCCATTCGATCCTCGCCCTTCATTAAACCGCTCCAAGGGCCAAGGTACTTCCTGGTTAAAGGATTATAATTTTCAGGCACAGCAACCTTTTTTAATTTAGCCAAAAAGTTTCTTTCCGGAATCTGCCTAAAATTCACCGAATCAAAATTCATCTCAACCCAAGCAGTGCCAGGAGAATTAAATTTAATTTTATTACCTGCGGTCATTTTATGCTCTCTTGCAGCAGTCAAGCTCATGCGCATGCCGGTAGTGCTCAAACTATTAACATCCCTTACCTCTGAGGTGTATCTTTGTAGTTGAATAGTAGAAGCCTCTCCTTCTCCGATATATGGCAGTAAAATGTTGTAATCTATTGTGGCCGGAGAAGTACTTATTCCAGCAAAAGTAATAGTAGACTCTTCGTGTCTAAACGCCGGAAGCCTCCTAAAAGAAGCGTTACGATCAAGTTTATCTCTAACATCAGTTGCTATAGCCCCACCAGGATCAAGCAGCTCTATAGTTCTAGTTTTTTCTGCCTCAGATAGCAAATTATATTCGTCGTCAGTTATATACTCCGGTTCACGCAGCTTATAATACGCTCCGCGCATAAACGAAGCGATATTCTTCTCTTGGTTGCGGTACGCCACTGTTGTGGAGACTGGAAGCAGAAAAGCCCACCCTCTTTTAACGCTTCTTCCTGGGGCGTTTTCCTTCAGCCTGTATTCCGCAGCATCAGCAGGGCTCATTCTAACAAATTGATCCTTACTTATAACATCTATCCCAGTAGCTCTAACCCACATCGCCTGCGAAGCGTGATATAAATTTCCATCAGCGCATAAAGTAAAATCTTTATTCTGACTGTGAACTATCGGCTTGCAAGTTCTATGTTTAATCAAAGACATAATTGAGTGGTAATTGTTTGCAAATATTTCTTCATCCGAAAAGCCAGGGGAACTAACTATTGAAGCATAAACACTAGCAAATACTTCAGCAAACACAGAAGTTTTTTTATCAGCAATAGATTCCCCAACAATCAAACTTGCATCAACAGGATCTAAACGCATTCGCTCATCAAAGTATTTTTTCATCAAGTAGTCCAACCCAATATCAGGCTCGCTACTATCAATACTCTTTAAAAAGTCGGGACAAATATTACTATTTCTTGCTATCTTAGTATTCAAGCAGTTTCTTATTTTTCTCACAAAGTCTTGACCAGAATTTATTATCCTAAATATCACATTCATAGACATTGTATCATCAAGCATTTTGTGGGTATCTTTTAAATAATATTCAACACGCTCAACTCCATCTAGCTCTCTAATTTGCAACGCGGTTTTCTCTTCTTCGGTATCTACATGAACAAATACGGCGTCGTGCAAAGGCATCCAAGAATCTCCTTGGTCTATATTCTGAACGACCTTATACCTACCCAACACATCGTTTGCGGCTCCAATGCTTTTTACATGTGTGACAGACCGAGGGTCATCAAATATTGAGTATGCGAAATATGTAATTAAAAGCTGCAGTTCTTCGCTCTCATTAGTATCACCAAAAGGCACTTGCTTTTTCTTTTGGTCGCCAGATATCATATTTTCAATTTTAAAATTTGCATCAGGTCCAGATCCTCCTGCCTCTAACGCCTCCAATAAATTATATTCGCCGTCTTTTGCGGGATCGATAGCTGCAATATATTTTTGCCCATCAAAAATCCTTAAACCTATATCTATTTTAACCCTAGCGGTACCAGATTCACTTTTGACCCTTTGACTAAAAATTCCCCTACGAACCCTAGTGTCTGTCCAATTATGAAACATTGACTCGGAAGAAAAACTTAGCGACAAAGCCCCAACATTTCTATCTCTTACGGAAAAAGCAAAAGGAACAGCGCCTTGAGAAAACTCGCTTCGATTAACGTCAGAAAAGCTCCTAGGAAGCTTCATGCTGCCTTCGGGGGGGTTTGGACCAATAAGCGGAGAAGAAGCGTTTTGCAGCTCGTGTTCAACCTTGTAAAACCCACCTGAACCTCGTTCGCCTAAAGAAAATATTGGAGCTGTACCTTTTTCGTTAGGAATAATATTTAATTCTCCCTGATCATTTTTAATTTGAAGATCGTTTAAGAATATTGATTTAAGTAGATTATTTGCTCCGAATTCAACAGAGTTATCTACCTTACTAAACACATTTCCCCATGTATCACACAAGCCAGCAATAGGACCTTCAGAAATAATGTCCCGCATATTAAAAGTTGTATAAGATTCGATCAAGGCTGCAGATTTCCTTCCAGGAATGAATTTATTTTCTCTTGCAAACCCCGCCGAATTAGACCCCACCCTTAACATTCCATATCCCACAGGAACAGGACCACCTTGTCGCATTAAATTAGGCCTATCATCAAACATATAAGATTGTGTTTGTCGCCTTCTATTCGTAACTTTTGGAGGGGGAAATAAAGCATTCGCAATTCCAGCTATTAACATAGTACCCACAACATAAAACAAAACTTTAGCAAGAGATATTTTTGCTATAGCGGCACCAATAATTGGAATTAAAGGCCCCTCGCCCTCTAATGCGGGCATGAAATGTATTTCGTTATTTTTGGTATCTTTATTAAGGTTATCTTCAGAAATAAAAACGCTTTCAAATAACTCTTCATCAACCTCTTCGCCAGATTCAATAGACTCTAACACTTCCCTCTCTCTTCCATCGATTGATAAAATTGAAATCTCAAACTCTTTGTCCGCTAGAGATTTTAAATTCTCAGCCAATTTACCGTCAGTGTTAGCATCAATAGCCTTTAACGCCTCGATAGGAGTATCAACCTTAAGAAACCACTCTTTCCTAAGACCTCGACCAATAACATCATGTAAGAAGACCTTTTTCATTTTACCTTAAACCTACATAGGCTTACACTTTTCATTGTCTAAGTATAAAAAATTATCAAAAAGACAACTATATATTAAAAAAGGCTTACAAAACATCTCAACAATCCTCTTATCTTTATCTGAAGGATATGCATCTGAATAAACATGAGAATGAGCAATACATAATATTTTAGACCTTATCATCCACAACCTAGAATCGATTACAAAAGAATTAGGCTTTAAACTTTTATTTGGTAGTGTTATAAATTTTTCTTGACCGCCGCATAAAATCACACCATACATTTCTTGAAAGCGTTGAGCCGAAAAACTTGAGCGAACTTGGTCTAAGACGTTTTTATTAATCATACTTCAACCCCTGTACAGACGGAAACCCTCCGAATGGTAGAGGTAATTTATTTGCGCATTTAGAGCCAAACCTTTTTAAACAGCCTGTGAGTTTTTTTGAACACGAATCTAAAACCCAGTGCTCTTGGCTAGTAGCAGGATAAGTAGATCTTAAATACTCAGAGGAAGACTCCTTAATGCAAACAAAATAAGACCTTGAGACTGGAGGCTTGTCGCCATGAAGATAAACCACGTCGCCTTTTTGATACAAGAAGCCAGCGTTCCATTCAGAAATTTCAGGTATTACTCCGTTTTTGTCTTGCGCAAGAGCTAATCTTTGAGCGGAAGAGTCTATGTAAGTTAGCTTGTATATTCCGTACGCAGAAAGTGGACTATCTTCTACTCCGCATACCGGAACCCCTTTGTATCCACAGCTTTCGTCTCTGTATCTAAAAGGGCAGTAGTCTTCCATAATTTGCCTTCCAGGAAATTTAATATCCGATATCTCCAATATAGAAGCCAACTCAAACTCTATTCCCTCCTTGGAATCAAAAGTTTTTCTATGTATATAATAGACGTCATCGGGTAAATGTGCCTCAAAATCTGATTGACCAAAAGGATTACCTCTGTTAAAAAAGTTAACATCGTCTAAAAATTTAGCAAACGTTCTTTTTCTTGTAACCTTGCATCCATGAAAATCATGATTAACAGCAACAACAGCAGACAGCATTCCAGAAGGGCTAGCCATTTTTATCTTGGGCCTTGGCAGTCTACCATCAGAAGGCAACTCAAACTCTGTCACCTGAATGGGCAAGGGTTGATAAGCGTTGCCTTGCCAAAATATTGGATTAGTTCCATTAATATTTGAAGTAAATCTATAAACAGGCTCATTACTAATTCCGGCATCTATACCGTACTCAATACGTAGCACTTCAAAGTCTCTTTGCAATGTAGAAAAATCTATTTCATACAACTCAATCAAAGCATCAGGCTCTAACTTAAATACTTCGTTTGTTATCTTCTTCTTAGATCTATCTTCAAAATCACTCATTACTATAATTATAATTGTAATACGTCGTATTCTCAACGCGGTCGACTTTTTTGCACAAACCCTTAACATCAATAAAATCCTCTTCCGGCAAATCATTCAGTAGGCCAGCATTCAATGACCCATCGTCAAGCAGAGTAACCTCTGTATTTGAATTAAAGCTTTTTTTAGAAACCTTCACCTTTCCGCCCGAAATTTCACCCCAAGATATCGCAAGACCGGCTTGCCCAGCTAAGCCATTTCCAATATTTTTTTGATCTTCTAGCTTTTCCCAAGAATTAGAAGAGCTTGCTGCGGGCTCGGGAAATGAACCAGTTGTATCTTCTGGTAGGTTATCTAATTTTCTATAAAAACAATCAACCCCTCCTGTAGGCTTATATCTAACCACTTCTCCCTCGAAATATTTTGAATCTTGAACAAAAGAAGAAAAGACTCCTCTTCCAGCTTTGCCAAAATCTCCTCCACTTCCACCATTCATCAACGCGTACTGCTCTCCTGCAACATTATTTATAGCAATGCCCCCAGCTCCATAAGTTACATCTAGTGAACCATTCGCTCCATTAGGGAATCCTCCTAATCCAAGACCAGCGCCCCCGCCTCCGCCTCCACCAATATTGACGTTTTTCTGGGTTTTCTTTCTGCTCTTGGAACTCAAGAATCCGCCTCCCGCTCCTCCACCCCCGCCGGCATATACAGAAGACCCATCAGACATAACTATATCAATTGATTTTGTTATTTGATTAATCTTAAGAGCGTCCCCACCCTTCTCTCCGTTGCCAGCATGATACAAAGAAGTGTCCCTATTCACAGGATGACCAGATTCATAAATAACTCCTTCGGATATTGCTCCACTACCACCCCTACCGCCTTTACCTACGATAATTGTTTGTTGTAAAAATCTTCGATAAGCCTCAACCCACGAAGGTATTCCGCTACTAGGAAGAGTTTCAGGGTCATTATTTGTGTTTGTATTTTTTTTGCTCACATATATCACCCCTTCGTGTTTTACAATCTCACCTACGCTGTAAGTTGCACTAGCTTGCCAATTTTGTATTGTATTGCCATTTATCTTGCTTTGATAATCTAAAGGCTCTAGATACTCATCCTCACTTAGCAGAGCACTGCCTATGTCATTAGGTGTATTTTTATAATATCTATCAAGCCCCACATTAACTTTAATCGCGCAGTCGCTATTGTAACCATGGCCCAACTCCACAGCAGGCAAGCTGGCAGAAGAGGAAGAAAAAGTGCCGATTAAATTAACCGTAAGATCCAAAATATTTTCGAGGCTTTCTTCGGGTGATAGAAATTTTGATCTTATAAAATTTGCTATATTCAAGTTGTTAAACGCGCTGCTACCCCTAGATTCACGCAAGTGATTATTAGTCTTCACTAAACAATCTTCTTGATCAAAAACCGTAAAACCAAAACCCCGCGAGCTGTACTCAACACACAACACACCGTCTTTGCTATTATCCCTATCCGCGTGGTCATCAATACTTACAGGACTATCTATTCTTCCAGAGGTAGTGGGATCATTTGTGTCAGGAGAAACAAGCCAATCAATTTGAACTCCGTTTTTGTAATCTCTATATACATTCTCCCCGGCTTTCTTAATAATACCGGTAATCAAAAAACCCTGAGCATTAGTATTTATATCAAAAGCTGCGCGGGCCTCCAATAAATCATTAAACACGGCCAAATTATGAGAATCCTGAGAACAACTAACAACTAAATCATTAAATTGATTAGGGGCAGTCTTATGCACTGCCAAGATATTATCTGTATTACTATTTACATCAAAAACAACAGAGTCGCGGGTAGGAACATCTTCAGAATATATTGTTATATTTTTCTTATATTTGTTTTCATTCAACAAGTCCTTATTTATTGTAGCAGAAATAGAAATATTAAATTCAGACTCATCTTGATTATCATCTTTGTATTTTATTTTTATTTTAGATTGATTAAAATACGCAGGATTTGTTGTGCCGAGTTTGTCGGAGCTATTAAAATAAACTTCAAGATATCTTTTTTCGCCAGGCCCAATAGTAAGGTTTTCATCAATAAAATCATCTGGATGTGTCGCTAATTTACTTGTGGTTGTAGTTTCCCCTCCATTCGCATCTGTCACGACTCCTGTCTGAAACCCATCTTCAGCATAAAAAATTAAACTACTATTATGTTTTAATTTCACAACCCTATTAGATTCAATACTCGAATCGTCAGTTACAGATAACGAATAATTAGTACCGCTTACAGAATACTGTTTTTTATATAAACCTACGACGCTTTTAGCAAAAGGCGAAGGCTCATTTTGAGCCGCTGGTTCGACTCCAGTAATTGTTACGTTCGTTTCGCCTATGTTACTTAAAACAACAGTTTTAACATAATGAGACCCTGTAGAATCCGACTGGGTAATATCAAAGTCTACACTACTTGTTCCAGATATTCTTCCGTCAATAATTTCCAACTCGGGAACCAATTGATCTATCTCGTCGTCCGTAAGAGGAGCGTTTTGTCCAGCAGGAAATTGTTTAAAGTTGGCGGAGATTTTATGATTGTTTTTAAATACATAGGTATGGCTCCAGCTCTCGCAATAAAACCTGCGCTTTCTATTATAAGGGGCGGGCGGAGTGAATATAAAAGATTTGCAGCCAAGATGAGACTCAAGAAAATGAAGTATAGCGTAAGCTTCCTTGTCTGATCGGTTAGCAAATTCTAAATCCATTTCCATAAGATTAACGTGTTGCTTATGCTTTGGAAAATATTGAGAATAAGTACTAGAAGGATAAGAAACTTCTTGTATTTGCGGAACATGCTTAATCGAAAATTCCAAAGAAGGCGACCAATAAAATTCTCGCGTCCAGGCTTGCGCATTGATGGAAGCCTTGTTAACAGCATCGTACGGATTGTAGTCGTGAGGTTCTTCAGAATATGAATAATAATATTTTTTATTATCTAAATGAAATATAACATCATGCTGATTATAAATACTCGATTCAATATATTGAGGTGCAGGATTAACAAATAAACCTTCTGCTTGTTGTAAAGTAGATGCATCATTATTAAATATTTTTAAATCTACATCTTCTACATTCTCTTGCTCTATCATATGATCAAATTCAAAACAATAAAATTTTCTATTTATATTTAAATTATTATTATAAGGAAAAAATAAAGACTCGCCGTCCATATTAAAACCAGATATACCTAAATCATATTCTAAAGTTAAAGAATCTTCATCTGATTCGTGCTGCCCTAAATGATTTTCAACAAAATGTAATATAGAATTAGCTTCTTTACTTGTTCTATTAGAAAACTTTAGATCCATATTCATCCTAAGAGAGTTGACGCCAAGTGGCGCCACAGACTTGTATCCGTCACCAAATTCATATTGTTTATTTCTTGCTTCAAAGGAAACAGTCGATCCGTAATCAGCGTCAAAGAAAAAATCATCCCTCGACCAGACCGCGTCGCTACCTCCAGGAGAAATATTAAACTTGTTCTTCAAAAAAGAGGCGTCAGTAAGAGTCGTGTTTTCCAAAACCTCGTAATCATTACCAAACCTACCAAGATAGTATAATTTTGAGAGCGCTGGATCTTCTACAATCTCCTTTTGAAGAACCACATATTCTATGTTATTATAAATTAATATATCGCCAACATTAAAACTAACTGTTGAACTTTCGTCAAGCCTCAAATTACCAACATATCCATCTGCTTGCGAATTAGAAGCAAATTCCGTAGGACTTTCAAACGCTCCGTCAACCACAAAAGGGGCTTCTGAGCTATAGGTATTTATATTTCGTCTGGCGTAGAAAAAATCTTTAGCATATTCATCTCGCACAATATCAAATTTTTCATAAGATCTACCAACCTCATAAATATCATTATAGTTTTGCACGTTTGACAAATAATAAGAGTCAGAGTCAGTCTCTCCAGTAACACCTTCAAAATCTATTTCCTCTATTGAATTATTCCCGTATTTAGGGGTAGAAACAGTGGATTGACCTTGCGAGTTGTACGACTGTTGATTGACTTGCGTTGCTGTGGAAGATCGATTACTATTTTCCGCGCCAACAAATACAGTCCAGTAGTTTGTATTTAATCCTTGAGTTGAGGTTCCGTGCGGAGCTGTCCAGGTCGAAGTAGCATATCGAGTGTCAGCCCAAACACTAGTATTAGGATCACCAGGCGTAACGTCTATAATACCCTCCAATACCAGCTTGGTTAAAACTGGGTCAGGTTGGGTGAAATTAGTTAAAGGGCACTTTTCTGATTGGCTTGCATTAACCATATCTTTACCCAATTCATACTGCTCTTTTGTGTCATACAGCACAACTCCACTTTCATCAAGCTTATAATATTCAACAACATCACCCTTCACATATAATAGATCGGGATCCCAAAAGCCTTTGTATTTATTAGCGATCATTTTAAAATTTGCTGTATAGAAAGATCCCCCATCAGATAAGACCCCTCAGATACAGATAGATTTTGAGAAGTGATTGCCCCCAAAGTAGAGAACTCTGCTATTTTTTCGCTTGCGCCTTTAGCTTCGTACAGTTCTAGTTTAATTTCCATTTCTTGAGTATTGATGTGCTGCGACCCTTGTTGCTGATGGCCAGATTCATTCATTCTTTCGATGATTTTATTTGATGTAATAGAACAATCAACCACAACGCTTTCTACGCTTGCCCTGTAAGGCATAATTGCGCCAGGAACGTAGTTATTAATAGGTTTTTCATTTGCTCGTATGGTATAATTAAATCGTCTATTAACGGACGCCCTATAATTGGCTGTAATAATATTCATATCCATTTCTTTTGCGGTTCTATAGTTTATGCCACGTGCTATAACCTCGCCAAAACTTTTTAAACTTTCGGCCGGATTAATATCACCAGAAGTATAAGGCTCGTTTCCCGTGGCAACCTCCAAGACTCCTCCAAAAATTTCATAAGAAGCAGATGCTTCGATCAAAGAAAACGGTCTCATAGTAAACTCAAAACTTTTTAACGCGGCGTTATAGAATTTATAATTTCCAAGCCTACCGGAACTAACAAATTCTTCGGTCATATCACGAATATCAAAGATAGAGGCTATGCTATTTGTATTATTCTCATAATTAAAATGGGGTTTTGATATAACAAAATCAAACGATACCTCTCCAGAAACACCAGCTACAGGCACACTTTTTGGATTATTTATTTTTGCCCCTTGAGTAGACTCACTCCAACCTATCAACCTTCGGTCCTGATCAAGAGAAGTATTAATTGTTAAACTTGCGTTGGTTGCAAAAATCCTAGTATTACCCAATTCAACAATACATTTCTTGAAGTCTGTAAAAACATCTGTATCTATAGCGCTCATCGCGTGGACATATTATTCTCCTGATCTGTGCCTAAGTCAGCATTAACAATATAGTTCCCTGCTTGGCCTGCGTCAAATCCGTCGGGCGTCAGAGGGTCAGTATCAAAGCCCTCAAACGAAACATTAAGCACAGTCTCTCCATCTGACTGACTAGTAACACTCTCAGACAATAATTTTACCTTAGACAAAGTATACGTAGCAATAATTTTTGTGTCATCTTCTGGATCCTTCATTGTAATTGTTATGTCCTGTTCTATTCTGCCATTCGACCAATTTTGATAGTCAAGAAAAGCCCGCATATCAGACATCTTATAATTGTCAAAAGACACAGTAAAATCAAATGTTGTTTTAATTGGGTATATAATCTGCGTATCAATAGCTTCATAGTCTGTTAAAGGTTTACCCTTCAACTCATCTTCTCTTAAAGCATACAAAGATTCTAAATCAATTCCTCGTGCATAATTAAAACCAAGAATAGCATTCAATCCATCAAATTCACTTAATGTATTT